AGCAACTTGTAGCCGGTGAACGTGCTTTCCAGATCGTTCTGCTCCGGGTAGTTCGGGAAGCCGACGACCTTGAAGACGTTGGTCTGGGTGATGCTGAGAAGCGCATGCTCTCGTTCGCGGGGATGGTGACTTCGGCGGTTCCCTGCGATGCGATGACTGAGTTGGCCATGATGTGAAACTCCTAGGATTGCTGTTGCGAATCGGGCCGGTGTTACCCGGCCCGGTGCATCATCAGGGGGTCTGACCGAACAGCAGAATGCCGCTCATCTCAGGCTGCTTGTTGACCACGCCGAACAGGCAGTCGAGGCGGTACTTCGTCTTCATGGTGTTGACGTCGTACTGCTTCTGCATCACCAGTTCGATCCCTTGGTCGGTGCTGGCGCGCATCACTGCGGCACCCGCATCGCTCGGCACCGCGTAGCGGCCCGGGAGGATTTCCAGCGCGTCCTTCTGCCAGAAGCAGTTGATCGGCGCGGCATCCACGTTCAGGCGATCCACCGTGGCGGCGGCGCTGGGCGTGACGATGCAGTTCTGGTACTGCAGCTCGGCATCCGTGCCACCTTGCGCCGAGATGATAGGCGGGGTGATCACGCAGGTCGTGCCGGTCAGCACCTGAACCACGCGGAACGTCTTGAGCGCGCCCGTGGACTGCTTGGTGATGTGATGCACCGCAACCACGCCATCGATGGTGATGGCGTCGCCGGCCAGCAGGGTCGCGGTCGAGTTGACCGTGATCGTCTGGAAGCGGTTGTCCACGTTGGCCGACTCGCCCGTCGCGGCAACCGAGGTCGCCACCGGCACCCAGTAGTTGCCAGCGGCAGCCTGGGTGTCGATCGTCGGGTCAGCGCCCGTGGCCCCGCGGATGCGGTTGGCGTAGTCGAACTTGTAGGTCTGGAAGCCAGCCACCGTGCCGACGAACCCGCGGCGATACGCCTCGTCGCTGATCTGGTTGCCGAACGAGCGCGTCGCCACAGCCAGATTGCCGGCCATGCCGTTGTAGTCGCGGCTCGACAGCGCCAGGTAGCGGTCGAACATCTGCACGCCCTGCTCGTTCATCACCGTGTCGCACTGCGCCACATCGTCGTAGCTGCCGGCCGAGCCCGTGACAGTCACGACCAGCGAACCGAGGTTCGCGGCGACGTTCATGATGGCCAGGTTCACGTCCGAGGCGAGCTTCTGCTTGGCGGCGTCGCCCAGGCGACCTTCCTGCAGAGCGTCGCGCAACTCCAGCGCGTCCATGATCCACGGCACCGACTTCTGGAAGCCGAGCGTGGCCGGAACGGCAAGCTGCGTGAAGTCCGTGAAGTTCAGCGTCTGGTCCATGCCGTTGTACGACTGGGCGATGTACGGCTGCGGACGCCAGATGATGTTGTTCGTGCGCTCCATCATCGTGCCATCGGTGCGGTACACGCTGACGTTGCGGGAAAGCACGAGGGCGTCGTTGAAGCCTTCGAGGATGTCCTCGAACGCGACGCGCTCTTCCTTTGAGAAGCTGTTGGCCATTTGTGGCTCCTGATGAGAATGAGTGAACGATTGCGGCTACTGCCGCGCCTGCTAACTCACCCCGTCGAGAGTCGGGCGGCCACTCGTGATCTGGTCGCTACTGCCATTTCGGGGCTGGCGAAACCCGGTGCGATTGGGCCGAATGTACCACATCGGTGGCTAGGGTCAACCCCTAGAAACATTCGGCCTTCGGTTATGCCCTCACCGCATTCCGGCCTGCTTCGTCCGCAATTGCCGCCTGTACGCGATCACCTTGCTCATGTCGCCCGTGCGCTCGGCCTCGGAGCGCAGGCGCTCCAGCGTGGAATCGACAGTGCCTCCGACCGGCGCAGTGCCGGCGGGGACAGTGCGCTCAGGCGCGGGCGGCTTGCTGCGAGATGTGACTTTCAATTGTGACTCCAGTTTTGCCACGGCAAACGCAAATCGAACCGGGTCGGCAATCGACGCCAGTTCCTTTGCTCGCTTCGGATTCTTGCCCAGCGCGTACACGACCAGCGCCGGGTTCTCGGCACCCTGCAGGATCACGCCCTGCTGCGTGACGCTCATCGACTCGAGCACCGTCTGCTCGGCTTCCTCGAAGTCGCGCACCTTCAGGTCGGCCTTGGCCTTGCCGTACCCGTCCAGCTTCGCCTTCCAGGCCCGCTCCGCTTCCTCTACCGCGCTGCGCTGCTTGGCCTCGAGCTGGGCGTGTTCCTCGCGCTGTTTGTACCAAGCCTCGAGCGCCGTCTCGTAGCGGTCTGTGTCGTAGTCGTGATCCTCAAGCCTGGGTTTTGGCCCCAGCGGCTTTGGCCCAGCTGGAGCGGCGTGCTGATCGCGGGCCTCGTACTCGCGGACCTTTTTCTGCAGTTCCCGGTGGCTGCGTCGCAGTTCCCGCACCCAGCTCGGGGCCTGCTCCGTCTCGGGTTCAGACGCCTGATCGTCACCTATGGTGACGACCATTTCGTCGGGATCGGATGCGGCGGCCACAGGAGCGGGGGGATCACCTGCGGCCTGGGGAGACGGATCAGGCGCGTCTGGTGCGCCCTGGGCCGCCGCAATCTGCTCGCCCTCTGACTCGGGCGCTTCCTGTTCGTTGCCGTCGTACACCTCTTGCGTGCCGTCGGGCTGTGTCACTTCAATCCTGGCCATGTCTCACCTCTCGGCTGATGCGGTCAGCCGGCAACCGTTCGGCACCGTGCCGATCCTCTAGAGCACCGGCCGCGGCGGCGTGGCGGGCGGCTGCTGCGCTGCCAGCGTGTCCATCACCGCGAGCGTGTCCTTGACTTGGGTGCTGTCCACCTTCGAGAGCGTCTCGACGGTCTTTGCCTGCTTCAGCTCGCTGTCGGCAACCGTGTTCACCACATCGGCCCGCGCTCGAGCGGCATTCGCCAGCGCCTCCTCGGCGGCGGCCTGCAAGAACATGGCATTCGGGTCGGCCTGCTGTCCGGCCTGGGCCATCTCCGCGGCCTCCTCGTCGGTTGGCTTGATCACACCCATCTGCACGAGCTGCTTGCGGAAATACTCCCGGATGTCGCTCAGGCCCTCGCCTTCCATGTTCATCAAAGCCGCGGCCTGCAGCACGCGCTGGGCCTCGGCGTCCTGCGTCACGGCCATCATCTGCGTGAGTGCGCGCACGGTAGCCGCACGCTTGCTCGCGCTACTCGGGCCAACCTCGACGGCCACATCGAACTCAGCCTGGCTCAGGTCGTTCTGCCGCTCGAGTTCACCCTCGTCATTCACGATGGGTCGCATCAGTTCGATGCTGCTCATCTGGCCCTGCACGCCGATGCCCTTCATCTTGCGGCCAGGCTCCGAGTACAACTCCCGAGCCATTCCCAGCCAGATTTCTCCGCTGCGGCGCACTGCCTTGGAGAAGTTGCTCATGTAGATGAACGTCTGCATGTCCAGCCGCTGCTGAACCATCTCGACAGCCTTGCCAGAGACGTTGGCGACCACCTTGTCGCCCTGCTCTTGGTTCCCGAGAACGTCCTTCATGTCCTGCTCGGTCAGCTGCAGCAGGGCGGCCATTGCGGGCGGGATCTGGGGGGATTTCGTGTATGCAACGGGGCCGGCTGCCTGCGTGCTTCCGTCCGGTCCGGTGATCGCGTTGATCAGCATATACGGGAAATTCCGCAGGATGTCTTCCTGCCACATCACTTGGTGACCGGCAACCTGCTCGGGCAGCAGGATCGGCTTTTCCACCGAAGAAATCGCGCTGATCTCGGCCAGTTTCGACCGCTGCATGTTTGCCAGCCGCTGCGCATCCTTGGCCAAGCGCACGTGGCCGCAGCACCGCTCCACGTTATCGATGAACCAGCGCCGGCCGTAAACCGGCACGATGGGGATGTTCTTGCCCACGATGAAGCCAGAGTCCTCGAGCACCTTCGCGCCCGACAGGATGTACTTGCGCACGCGGCGGCGCTTGACCCGTTTCTGTCCGACCTCCAGAGTTCCGACGGCCTCGAGCTGGGCCATCATCTCCTCGTCCAGATCGCTGTCGCGGTGGCGCTCTTCCTCGCCGTCGAGCGTGCGAAAAATCCGCACCGTCTCGTTCGTATCCTCGACGCGGTAATACTCGGCCACGTACACGACATCCGGCGTACACCAGTCGAACTCGTACTGGTGGATTTCCTTGGGCCAGGTCGCGGGGTCGTCGCCCCAGGCTTCCTTGTATGCATCGCGCGTCATGCTGGTCAGCACAAAGCACCGCCGCGCGTCGGCCTTGTCCTGGCGCTTGGCCTGCAGGTCGAAGAACACGCTGGAGTCGGCGTCATAGATGGGCTCGATGCGGATGCGCTGGCGCTCGTCCTCGTCGTCCTCCTCGTTCTCGTACACGGCCCGCAGACGCCATGCACCGATGCCGCCTCCGACCGCTTCCTCAAAGGCGTTGTCGTAGGCTTCCTCGGCCCCGCTGTCCTGCTCGTCTGCGCGGTAGAGATCGTCGCATGTGTCGGCCAGCGAGTCGTACTCCACGCCTTCCTTGCTTACGAAGTCCACCGTCACGCGGTTGGCGCGGTACTCGCTGAAGATCCGCTGCACAGCCAGCGCGATCTTGTTGACCTCCATCTTCGGCTTGTTCTCGAACTGCGCGCCCAGCGGGCCTTCCCACTGCGCCCCGGCAATGGAGTAGAACCGACGATCCTGCAGGCACTGCAGCCGCTCGTCGCGCAGGGCAGACTGGATGTTGTCGAACTCGCGCATCGCCTCCTGATGGATGCGAGACATGCGTTGATCGTTCGATTCTCTGGCCATCTCGGGGTCTCCGGGTATTGCGCGTCGGGCTGGATTATGCTACGCGAGGCGTTGCGTGTCTATCACGCGGTCAGCGCCAGCGGTGGGCGGTGGGCAGCACCAGGCTGGCGACATCGGGTTTCTTGGCCGTCGCCCCCGTCACAGCCGGGAACAGCGCGGCCAAGCCCCAGATCAGCGCGTCGGCCCGGTTCGGGCTGCGCGAACCGGTGTAGCCCGTCGTGGCGAAGCCGCTGAGTTCGTCCTCGAGCTCGGGGAACATGCCAACATGCCGGACCTTGCCCTGCTCGTAGAGCGACGAGAACGGCTCGGCGCGTACCACCTTACCCCGGCTGGCGGTCACGGGCCTGAACGGCGTGCGCGGGCGGGCGGTCTCGA